CGGCAGCCGCCGGCAATCCCAAGGAGCATCAAATGCCCGATCCCGTGAATCCGGCGGCCAACCCTGCCGCACCTTTCGCCCGCACCAAGGCCGACAACGACCAAGTGCTGGCGATGTTCAAACCCTTCCTGGCCCGCGATGGCGTGCAGGCTCTGCAGACCGATGTGCTGGCCGACCCCGCACTGACCGTCGAGCAGATTCAGGCCCGCTTGCTGACCGAAGTCGGCAAGAACGCCACTCCGGCCAACCCGCAGAACGCCGGCCCGCGCGTGGAAACCGTGGAAGACGAAGGCGACAAGCGCCGCGAAGCCATCGTGTCCGCGCTGATGGTCCGCGCTGGCACTGAGACCGACGCCAAGGTGCGCGCCTCGATGGGCGCCAACCCGTTCCGTGGCGCCAAGCTGCTGGACGTGGCCCGCGCCAGCCTGGAGCATGCAGGCGTCAAGGTATCCGGCATGAGCCAACTGGAAATCGTGGCTGCTGCCTTCACGCAGTCCACCAGCGATTTCCCGGTGCTGCTGGAAAACACCATGCACAAGTCGTTGCAGACGGCCTATGCCCGCGCTGCGCTGACTTGGAACCGCTTCTGCGCCACTGGCTCGGTGAGCGACTTCCGCGCCCACAACCGCTACCGCGTCGGCAGCTTCGGCAGTCTGGACGCCAAGAACGAGCTGGGCGAGTTCGTGAACAAGTCCATCCCCGATGGCGAAAAGTCCAGCATCACCGCCGGCACCAAGGGCAACATCATCAACCTGTCGCGCGAAGCCATCATCAACGATGACCTGGGCGCGTTCGTGGGCCTGGCTGCAAGCCTGGGCCGCGCCGCCGCCCGCACGGTGGAGGTGGATGTGTACGCCCTGCTGGCGCTCAACAGCGGCAACGGCCCCACCATGGCCGATGGCAAAGCCCTGTTCCACGCTGACCACGGCAACCTGACCACCAGCGCCGCCATCTCCATGGCCGCGATTGATCTGGACCGTGTGGCCATGGCCTCGCAGAAGGACGTGAGCGGCAACGACTACCTGGACCTGCGCCCCGCTGTCCTGCTGGTCCCCATCGGCCTGGGCGGTACGGCTCGCACCATCAACGATGCGCAGTACGACCCCGACACCGCCAACAAGCTGCAGAAGCCCAACATGGTTCGCGGCCTGTTCCGCGACGTGGTGGACACCCCGCGCCTGACCGGCAACCGCCGCTACCTGTTCGCTGATCCGTCCGAAGCGCCTGTGCTGGAAGTCGCCTTCCTTGACGGCGTGCAAGAGCCGTTCCTTGAGCAGCAAGACGGCTTCGACGTGGACGGCAGCCGCTGGAAGGTGCGCCTCGACTACGGCATCGCCGCCATCGACTATCGCGGCGCTGTGAGCAACGCCGGCGGCTAAGACACAGCGGGCCCCTTCGGGGGCCTGCGTTCAAACGATCACCCCAACTTTTTAGGAGCCTGAAATGGCAAAGAACTACAAGCAAGAGGGCGACACGCTGATGCTCGCCCCAGGTGCCAACGTGGCATCTGGCGTTGGCTACCTGTTCGGTACGGCGCTGTTCGGCATCGCGCTGAAGGACGTTTCCAGCGGCGTGGAAGGCCCATTCGCCACTGAGGGCGTGTGGGAACTGCCCAAGACCTCGGCGCTGGCCATCAGCGTGGGCGACCGTGTGTATTGGGACGCCACCAACAAGGTCGTCAACAAGACCACCAGCGGCCAAGAGTGCATCGGCGTGGCCGTGTCTGCAGCCGCCAACCCCAGCGCCACGGTGATGGTGAAGTTGGGCGTGTCGGTCATCGAAGGCACCTGAGCATCATGACCCTGGCCGCGCTCAGTGCTGGCACCAACGTGGTGTATCGCACCTTCGGCGTTCCTGCGGGCTACATGCCCAAAGGCTCCGAAGTGGTGACGCCCTGCACGGTGCTGGTCGAGCGCGACCTGTCCCGCTTCGGCGAGGTCGCCCAGGTCAACGCCCGCACGGCCATCGTGTGTGTGCGCAAGTCTGAGGTGTCGGCGGCTCCGCTGCGTGGCGACACCTTCAGCCTGAACGGTGGGGCTGAGACCCTCAAGGTGGACAGCCTGCAGGCCTCCGACGAGTTCGAACACCGGGTGTATGCAACATGAGCGCGCGCCTGAGTTTCGAGTTCATCGCCAACCAAGAGGGCGTGAAGGACGCGGTTGAAACCTTCCGGTTCATCGGAGGCAACACCGACGAGGCGATCCGCATTGCGATCAACAAGTCGGCCCCTCGCGTCCGCACCCTGGCAAGCGCCCGCATCCGTGAGCAAGTGCGGCTGTCGGCCTCCTACGTCAACGAGCGCCTGACGATCCGCCGCGCTACCCGCCAATCGCTGAATGGCGCCGTCAGCACGCCCAGCCGTGGCTTGCTGCTGTCGCGGTTCAGCACTGATTCGCTGATTGCCGGCGATCGCGTGGGCTGGATCAAACCGCCCGCCGTGCCGCCTCGTGGCATCCGCGTCAAGGTCAAGCCCAACGGCGCGACCACCGAAGTGACCGGCGACAGTGACACCAAGGGCAACAAGCCGTTCTACGTGATCCTGAACGGCGGCCAAAACATCGGCATCGCTGCACGCCTGACGGGGCAGAACAAGAAGTTCAAGGTCTTCAGCGGCCCCAGCTTGTCCCAGGTGTTCAACACCGTGCGCGACGATGTGCTCGGGCCGGCTGGTGACATCTATCAAGCGCAGTTGCTGGACGCGATCCGCTACCTGACGATCAAACAGCTACCGGTGGAGACCTGAGCCATGGCCACATCCCCACCGGTCAGCATCCGCGAGCAACTGCTTGCAGCCATCACCACCGCCGTGGGTGGCACTTACGGCACGACCACGCCTGAAGACGAACGCGAACTGCCCGTGACCATCGTGCAGGACGGCAGCGACGAGGCATCGACCCGCTACGACAGCAACGAAATGACCACACCCGTGGCGGTTGGCCGCATTGCCGTAGCCGCGAGTGACGACCTGGCCGAAAAGCGCGCCCAGGCAAACGAGATGCTGGCGCAGATCGTGGCCGACATGCACGCCGATGAAACCTTCGGTGGCCTGGCCTACGGCGTGGACTACGCAGGCGGCGGCATTGAGGTCGAGCGGGGCAAGTTTGTTTTTGCAGAGGCCTCGTTCGGCGTTCGCTGGCACCACTTGCGCGGCGACCCCTACAGCCAGACCCCCACCGAATAACCCGATTTTTCACAGGAGCAAACCATGGGCGCACCCATCATCCGTTACGAGGCCGGCCAGACGGCCAAACCTTTCGAGGCCATGACCGACAGCGGCGACGCCAAGGTTTTCGAGGCCAGCTTTTCCCCCGTGTCCAACGCTGCCGGCTTTGAGCCGGTCGTGGCACCATACGGCCTGCTGACCGGAGGCGCCATCACCCCGCACACCGACAACGACAAGGTGACGGTGGCAGCCTTGACTGCATCCATGGCCGGCGTGTCTGGTGCCGATGCAGATGGCGTCATCAGCGTGGCCTCTGGCTCGTTGACCATCACGCGCGGCCTGACCACCGACACCCACTGCATCACCTCGATCACCGTCAACAGCTCGGGCGCTCTGGCTGCTGTGGCTGGCACCGATGGCACCGCGTTCACCGAAACGCGCGGCGCTGCAGGTGGCCCCCCGCTGATCCCGGTCGGCTCTATCGAAATCGGCCAGGTTCGCACCACTAGCGTGACCGCTGCCGCTGTGACTGCCGGCGAAATCCTCGCGGTTCCCGGCACCCATGTGGAACGCGCTGATTACCCGGTCTACAGCCTGAACTTCGCGACCGGTGAAATCACCTTCGCCGAAGCCCTGCCGCTGATCCACACCGGTGGCGTGGCCAAGAAGGTCTACATCAAGGGCGCGACCCCGCTGTTTGCCCCCATCCCGCAGACCAGCGATTGGGTGCCCGCTGAAAGCACCTACTCGATCACCTCGACCGACACCTACGATGGTCCGGTGGGTTCGGCAAGTGCATCGCTGGGGCAGGCTTCGTTCAATGCCATCCTGAAGGACGGCATCACCGACAGCTTCATGGCGCAGAAGGGCAAGAACCTGTGGTTTGAGTTCCGCCCCGACCGTGACAAGACCGTGCCGAAGCAACTCACCCAGGGCATCTTCGGCGTGAGCCGCACCTTCCCGGCTGGTGGTGGCTCGTTCACCGCAGCCTGCACCGTAACGCCCTCGGTCGAATCGCTGGACGTGAAAGCGTAAGCCCATGGACTTGCAGAAGTTCCTGGCCGCCTCGTTTGCCCACCGGCAGGCTGAGGTGCCCATTGCCGAAGACGCGCTGGCGCAAACCCTCTTTGACGAGGGCGAGCCCCGAGTCTGGGTGGTGCGCGGCCTCAGCGCTGCCGAGATGGGCCGCGTGAACGAGGCCGCCGAAGGCAACCTCGACAACGTGCGCGCGATGGTTGCGGCCATGGCCGGCGAGGGCGACAAGGCGACGGCGATCCGCAAGGCCCTGGGCCTCAGCACCGAGGACGTGCCGCGTGATGTGTCGCGCCGCATCGAGATGCTGGCCCAAGGCTCCGTGTCGCCTCTGCTGGGCACTGAAAACCGTGACGTTGCGGTCAAGCTGGCCGAGAACTTCGCCACGGTGTTCTACAGCCTGACGAATCACATCATCAACCTGACGGGGCAGGGCGCAGTGGTGGGAAAGCCGCAGCGCTCTGGGCAGACCCCAGCGTAAGGGCTGCGGTTTTTCTTTGCTCAGAGCGCGGGCGGTTTCTGTTTGAGGCCCGGCCCGACCTGTTCCCGCAGGGCTATTTGACAGACACCGAGGCCTCTGTGTGGGCCATGTTCTACGAAGAACGGCAGCGAAAGAGATAAATGGCCGACGCGCAAAAAGTCATTGAGCTGATCTTCCAGGGCGTGGACAAGACCGGCGCGGCCACGCAGTCGGCACTCGAAAACGCCCAGAAGTTCAGCGGGTCCATCAAGGACATCACCGAGCCCATCGCCAACTTCACGATGGGTGCGCTCAAGCTGGAGGCGGGCTTGCTGACGGCGGGCGCCGCCATCGTGGCCTTCAGCGTCAAGAGCGCGTCCGACTTCGACTCGGCTTTCCGCCAGATCAGCACCATCATCGATGCGTCTGACGAAGACCTGGCCAAGTTCCGCCAGTCCATCCTCGACTACGCCAGCACCAGCACCCAGCCGCTGGAGCAGATCACCAACGCCCTGGGCAACGCCATCGGCTCGGGCGTGGACTATGCCCAATCGCTGGACCTGCTGGCCACAGCGGAAAAGCTGGCCGTGGCCACCCGCTCTGATTTGGACGGCACCACCAAGGTGCTGGTGTCCACGCTCAACAGCTACGGACTGAGCATCGCGGATGCCGGAAAAATATCCGACCTCTTTTTCAAGATCATCGATGAGGGCGACATTGGGATGACAGACCTGGCGAACAGCTTCGCCAAGGTTGCTCCCATCGCCAAGATTTCCGGCGTATCGCTTGAGGAAGTCGGTGCGGCGATTGCCACCCTGACCGCATCGGGCATCAAGCCCGCAGAGTCCATCGAGTACCTGCGTGGCGCAATCAGCAACATCATCAGCCCGACCAAGCAGGCGCAAGACCTCTCGGCAGAGCTGGGCATTCAGTTCAACGCCGCCGGCCTCCAAGCCAACGGCCTGGCCGGCCTTCTGCAGCAAGTGGCGGAAAAGACAGGCGGCAGCGCGGACAAGATGAAACTCTTGTTTGGCGACATTGGCGGTTTCACTGCCGCCGCAACTCTGGCCGGCCCGCAGGCGCAGAAGTTTGCCGAGTCGCTTCAGTCCATGGGCAACGTGGCCGGCGCCACC